CATCGGTTTTAGCAGACTTGTACTCCATAGGCACATAAATGCCCTTTACAGACTTTTTAACGGCACTTTCGCTTATTTGAGCCATCTTAGTACCCATAGCTAAATGGAGCTTGTAAATGGTCTTTTTAAGGGCTTTGTCGCTAATTTTGGAATAGTCTTGTGTACGGCAATAGGTATTCACCTGATTTTGCAGTTCTTTCTTGAACTTAGGCGAATATTGTTTTAAGGCATTAGCATAGAGTTTCCTGTAATCTTGCCAAATCATTTTATGGGTTTAGGTTATCAGGAATATTCAAGGGTTGAAATTGGTCAGTAGGTTGCAAAGATGAAGGAATATAAAGTTTCTCCATTTCCTCTTGTGGAATATAGTCTGGAGTTTTAATACCCATAATCTCATTCTTTTGAGCAGGAGAAATCCACCAAGCCGTATTTAACCAAGCAACTTGCTCTGTTTTATTAGCTTCTAATTCTTGGTAAACCTTAATATCATACCCTACATATAATCCACTATTTCTATATCCCCAATCACTATGTAATTTTCTATTTAAGTTTTCAGTCAAAGCATCTAATAAAGGAATAGCACATCTTAAAGTTAATGCTTTCTCTCCCTCTAATTGATTGTTATAAGTCTTGTTATCTGAATCGTTTAATAGTTGTGATGGTACTCCGTAAATATTACAAAGAGCCTTCATATCCCATTTCTCTGATTCAATGATATTAAGTTCTACTGGACTAAGTCCTATTTGCTTCCAGTCAACTTTATAACCTGATACTGCAATTGAGTTAAAATTTGATGCACCACCTTTCTCGCTAACTGCTCTTTTTAATGCTTGTGCTTGTTGATTACCACTTATAGGGTCAAATCTATCATCGTTCATAAATAGAACTCCTGCTGGTCCACCATTTTGGAATGATGCAACGGCAGCAGTCTTAGCTTCGTTACTTCTAGTTAAAGTTCTTGCTGCTGCTAATAATGGACTTTGCCCATAGAGCTGTCCACCTGTAACTGTCCACTCAGGATTGAACATTTTATCGTGTAAGATTTCTTTAGTATCAAAGGACCACATTGCTCCGTAGTATAATTGGTAGCCAACTCTGGTTGGTGGGAACATTTCAATGTTTGCGATAATAGCCATATACTGAGCAGGTAAGGCAAATAGTTCAAACGGCTTACCTTGATTGTTTCCTGTTTCAATAAGTTTTCCATATATAAATGAATTTCCTGTTATTAACTTAAATCCACACCATTGCTCAATTAAATCTGCCCAAGTATCTTCTCCGTTAGGATATTTTAATAAGTCGTTTAATCTTTGGTCTCCTGTATATATCTCAAATGCTTTCTTGTGTAAATCATTTACCTCCTGCCAGTTAGTAATCTTATCTGGTTGTTTGATTAAGGACTTGTATCTTTTTGCAGATACTTCATCTTTAACTTTATAAACGTGGAATGGTGCAAGTTTTACTTTATCAGTAATTAATTTTACAATTGAATATACTATATCATTAGCCGTATACCCATCTCTTACGAATGCTCTTGAATCACCACCTTGCCAAGTAACGATTCCACGTTGAATAGCGACACTTGTATCAAAAGGAATATTAGGTAATAGAGTGTTTATCTTCTTTTTAGTTAAGAAGTCAAAAAATGCCATATTATTAGAATTTAAACAAAGTTATGATTTTTACATCAAAATACACTTACTTGAAATTTAGGTTTAGTTAAATGAGTAAATACTGCATACCTAGAAGCATCCAAAGCATCATCATTTGCTTTTACTGGTTCTTCTATCACATTATCGTTTTTATCCTTTTTCCATTTATAAGACATAAACTCTCTTTTAAGGTTTTTGCTATAAAAGTGAATGTTTATAGGATAAGATTTCATTTTAACTATTCCTGCCCATACATCTTTTTGAGCAGGTTTAATATTAAATCCTTGTCGGTAAAGTTCTTCTATTGATTTAGGTTCGGCTGCATCTGCGTATATGGTTGCTCTCTCTGGTACTTTCTCTTTTATTAATCTTGTAAGGTCGGATAAGGTAAGCCCACTTTGGTAAATTATTTCCTCAAAGTAGTTCTCTCCTTCGTAATGGGTAACCTTTATAAGTGCTGCTGGATGCACATAACCAAAGTCTAATCCATAGAATACATCTCCTTCAGGTGCAGTATCATATTGTTTCCATTGAGTATAGATTAATTCTTTTGCTGCTCCTCTTTCTCCTAATCCATAAACTTTCCACATAAAGTCATCAGGAAGGTTTTGATATTGCTCAATGTTTTTTATTTGTGATTCGGATAGGTTTGGTAGGTTGTTTAGATAGGTAGAATGAATGCGTTTGTTTTCAGGGTTGTCAGCTATCTCATATACCCAATTAACAAAGTCAGCAGGATTCCAGTCTAAGAATACCTTTCCTGTTGTTCTCATTAGTAATTGGTCGTATAATGTACGCTTAATTAAGTTTGCCTCGTTAATGAATAATACATCTCTTGCTGGTCCTCTTGCCTTGCTTTCATCCTCTAAGCCAAATAGTTCTATGTAAGACCCATTAGGATAAGTGTATATAAAATCGGAAAAGCTAAAGTCATTGTCTGACCATAAACCCCAATTCTCCATTATGCTTTTAAAGTCTCTGTAAACCCCTCGCTTAATATGTGGAAGTGAATGAGATACTATTGATATTCTAGTCTTAGGATTGTTGTAAGCTATCTCAATAAGTAATTGAACTATTGAATAAGACTTTGAAGAACGAGTGCCACCCTCATTGCATATAACTGGATAGTTTCCTTCATACGCTTTTTTGTTGGCAAAGAATACTGGTGTCGCATTAATCTTCAATTGGTTTACATCGTTCATCTTGTTGTATTGTTATTTGAACGCTACCTTGAATGTTTGCGTTTAAATCCGTTGTTTGTTTTGCTCTGCCTTCTAATCTATCAAGTATCTCCTGATAAGCCTTTAAATCCCCTTTAAATGCCTTTTGAAGTACCATTATATCTAATTGCTCTGCCACAGTAAACTCTTCTTTCTCTCCTGTAATTGGGTTGGTCTTTACTTGTACCAATTCTAATAAACGCAAAAGTCTTGTTTTGCTATTAGGTATTCCTTTAGGTTTTCCTGCTGGATTTCCAGATACTCCTTTAGGGAATGGGGTTAAATTTTGCTCGTTTGCCATATTCTCACTGAAATTTCATTGAATTACAAAGGTACTCCGTTCTTTTTGATTATTAAGCTATCATCTAATTTCTTCATTCGGTCCACAATAACTTGGCAATATTTTTCACTCATTTCCATAGCATAGCAAGTTCTTTTCATTTGATGTGATGCTATCATTGTAGTTCCAGAGCCACAAAAAGGCTCAAATACTAAATGATTTAGTTCTGTAAATGCCTCAACTAATTGCCCATATAATTTGACAGGCTTAGGACAAGAATGAAATTCTCTAAGTGATTTTCCGTGTAATTCCTCCTTTTCTACCATTAATTCAATTACATCATTATCTAGTTTTTTCTTTGGAGGGTCAAGTATTAATATTGGTTCCCAAGTTGATGCTCCTCCGACTCCATTACCGGCTTGAGCAAATTTCTTAAACCAAACTGCTACTTTAGTGTTTCCAAATCTTGATATATCTCTAGCTAAATTCATTAGACCAGGTGTCCAAACCTTTCCACATTGATGTAAAGCAAATACATCGGAAACTAATTGAGCATTAACATCACTATCATTATCCTTGTGTTTATCATATTCATATCCTATTCCATAAGGAGGGTCAGTTAAAACTAAATCAGCTTTTCTGCCATTCATTAATTTATCAATATGCTCTGGATTAGTACTATCCCCACAAAGCAATCTATGTTCGCCTATTTCAATAATATCCCCATAAATAAATTCAGTATCTATTTCATTAGGTATTTTAAATTCATCATTTTTAGCCTCTAAAACTTCTGCATCAAAGTTTGGTATATCTAAACCCCATTCAGTTAGTTCTAGGGCATCCCAGTTATTAGCTAGGTCATCCCAGTCCCATTCGCCATAGCCTACATTATCTTTTACAATAAACTCTTTCTTTTTCTCCTCGCTTAGATTGTTTGCGTGTATTACAGGAACATCGGTAAGCCCAGCTTCAAGACAAGCCTTTAATCTCATATTGCCTCCAAGTACCATATTGTTCTCATCTATTACAATAGGTCTAAGTTCTAGCATTTGTGGGAAGTCCTGAATAGATTTTACAAGTTGTTTAAACTTATAGTCCTTAATTAATCTAGGATTATTAGGATTTGATTTTATTTCGGTTATTAGCATCTGCCTTGTCTGTTATAAGGTTTAGTAGGTTTGTCTTTAGGACCAGAGTTCTTTTTAGCCTTCCCTTTTTT